GATGATGCTGTAAATTTTTTAAACTACGAAGAGGCTGAATTAGCTTGCCTACAAAAGCTGATAGAGATTGTTAAAACCAAATAACTATGGAAAAGAAACAAACTGCGGTTGAATGGTTGTATGAAAGATTGGAAAGAATGATTCCAAGAGAGGCATTATACAATATGGACAAGAAACAATACTTTGAACAAGCCAAGCAAATGGAGAAGGAGCAGATGAAAGAAGCTGCTTTAAATAATGTTACTACCAATGAAAAATTAAGAAAAATATTTGAAATTCAATTTGAAAATTACTACAACGAAACTTACGGAGGTCAAGATGAATAAAGCAATCTATAAAACTCCATTCGGTCGCCTTGTCAAGGTCAACTTCAAGACGATGCAGAACTTTAAAAATGTTCTTCGAATCAGTGATCCAACAGCAAGACTTTACGTCGCACATCCAGAGCGAATGAGAATAAAAGACTTCAACAACATTTGCCTTCACACGGGACTTTCACGCGAAGAAGTATTCAGCACATTTACACCAACCAAATTAATAAACGAAGAGAATGACTAACGAGCAGATTAGACAAGAAATGTTGGATATGATTCCATTCAGATACATGGAACGCTTCGAAACATTATGGTTGATGCTAACACCACGTTACGAACGTTTAACAACCGAACAAATAAAACAACAGCAGGAACTGGAGAACGAACGCGAAATATTTTGGAGCGCACTTGAAGACATAACGTGCAGCGTGTTGGGAATACCTTCTCAGCAATTGTACACACCGACAAGACGACGTGAGATTGTAACAGCACGACAAATCATTTTCTTCATCATCCGCCCTTGTTACCTTCAAAGCTACGATTCAATCGGTAAGCACTATGGAAAGGATCACGCAACCGTAATGCACGGAGTGAAGCAGGTTAGTTGGCAAATTGAGGTCGATAAGAACTACGCAGCTAACGTGGAACGCATCTGTTATTTGCTGAATGATATGGGTTATGCTAAACCAATGAAGTTTTACACTAAATTTGTCGAACACTTAGAACACCAGAAAGAAATCAAACTTAAAAAACTATTAAAGAAATGAGCGACTATTGTAGAAATTGCGATGTAGAACAAATCGAAGAACGCATTGCAGACATCAAATCAACTAACAGAAGATATCGTGACTGGGACGATTCAGATGTGCAGGAAATGTTCGAAGACGAAATTGGTCTTTGCTACGAATGCAATCGCGAAGAGGATGCAGACGATTACAAAGGTGAAGGTTGGGACTAACTAAAAAATAAAATGATGCTAATACTACAACTCAAAAAGAGAATCGAGATTCTCGAAGCGCAAATGAAGGAACAAGACAATAAGTTAAACGACTTACTTATTCGCTTATCCGTTCCAACCGCACCCACGCTAATCGCAAAAGAAAAGAAGTCGCCATTCGTCAAACCTACCGTTGTTGAGATATACGACTACGCTTGCGAGAAACTGAGCGACAAAGATGCGCTTGCATTTACCGAGAAATTTCATGCACATTATGAAGCCAATGGTTGGAAGGTGGGAAGGAATCCAATGAAGGATTGGAAAGCTGCCGTTCGTAAATGGGACTTATCTACCTTTGTAACTACAAACCAAAATCAAACTAAAATCAAAAATGGAAAATTCGATTCAGACGCTGCGCAGCGCATCTACAACGACGCTCACAACTACACAAAGGGTTGATCGTGCAGAGCGTGAAAGCGCGTTCGTTGCCGACTACGAACTACCTGCGTTCGTAAAACTTTGCTCCAAGATATGCGCGATGTACGGCATCGCGTTACCGGAAGCGCAACTGTTGCAAATGTTGCATGAGTTCATAGGCAAGCACTTTCGTTGGGTTACGTTTGAACACTTTAACCTTGCGTTTGAACTAAATGCAGCCAATGAACTGTCAAAGAAATGCGAACACTTCGGAGCTTTGAGCGTGGTTTTTATTGGTGACGTGTTGACGCACTACAAACCACACCGCGACAAAGCCAACTTACAAATACAACGTGAAATCGCGGAATCAAAAGAGGAAGAATCAAAACAATTAAAGGAAAAAGAAATGGCGGTAAACGATGACAGCTGGAGAAGAATGTTAGCAGAAGATATTCACAACTACAAACAAGGAAAGTACACGGTTATCGAGATTCGTGCGGTGTCGCTTATGCGTTGGCTCGAAGAAAGCAAGATAATAAATGCTGACACCTTTACGGAAGAAGAATACAGGTTATGCAAAGCGAACGCAAAGAAGAACATCTACTTCGAACAACAACTGGTTCAATCAATGGTTGAGCGAATGAGTGACCGCAAAAGAATGTTGCTGAAGGAATCAATTCGCTTTGAAGGAATGCGTGAGTTGTATAAATTATACCTCTCGAAGCAATGAATCACGGATCTTTGTTTAGCGGAATAGGTGGCTTTGATTTAGCTGCTGAATGGATGGGATGGAACAACACGTTTCATTGTGAATGGATGCCTTTCCCACGTAAAGTTTTAAGTCATTATTTTCCAAACTCAATCAGTTATGAAGACATCACAAAGACAGATTTCTCTATTCACAGAGGAACAATTGACATACTCACAGGCGGATTTCCTTGCCAACCATATTCAAGCGCAGGTAAGCGACTTGGGAAAGAGGACGAGCGACACCTCTGGCCGCATATGCTCAGAGTCATTTCAGAAGTTAAACCAACCTACGTTGTGGGCGAAAACGTTCGTGGACTTACTAATTGGAACGGGGGAGTGGTCTTCGAAGAAGTGTGTACTGACTTGGAAAATCAAGGGTACACCGTACAACCGATACTTTTGCCAGCTTGTGCCGTCGGTGCGCCACACCGAAGAGATAGAGTTTGGTTTGTTGCTTACTCCAATGGCGCAATGTTTCGAACAGAAAAACACGGAAGCATACGATGCGAGAATGGAGAGAGTGAAAGCAAAGGGGCACAAGGAATTTACAATGCCGTTAGATCAAATGGCAATTCGGGGATTACTTCCAACACCAACAGTATTCGACAGCACGAACGCGAGTGCGACAATGAAGAGCACTCAAGTAAAGGAAGGATCAATGCACTCAATGACACTAACGAGAATGATGGACAAGGGAATGTTACCAACACCAACAGTATCGGATATGAATGCTGGACGCAGGGGGAATCAACCGAGAGCAAATCACAATCCACTCACAAACAGTTTGAAAGATTCAATCAATTATGTAGAGCAAACTTCGAAATGTTCCCATCTCAATCCCCAATTTGTGGCGGAGATGATGGGATTTCCACCGAACTGGACGGAATTACCTTTCCTAAATGGCGACAAGAATCAATAAAGGGCTACGGCAATGCAATCGTTCCACAGCTTGCTCATGCGATTTTCAAGGTAATTGCTGAAATGGACAGGTTAGAAAAACTACAACTAAAACTATTTTAATGCCCGAAATAATTTACCACGACAAACAGAAACACGCGTTGGAATTGCTTTCAATAGACAACCCCATTTCACAGGTGTTGTATGGTGGCGGTGTATTTAGTGGGAAATCTTTTCTTGGTTGCGATTGGCAGATAAAACGAAGACTAAAATATGCAGGCACGAAGGGGTTAATCGGTCGTGCTGAATTGAAGAAGTTACGCTTGTCTACAATGCAAACCTTCTTTGAACTTTGCACCTTTCACGGATTGAAACCAAACATTCACTACACCTACAACGGACAAGACCACGTTATTAAGTGGTACAACGGAAGCCAAACGATATTAATGGACTTGGCAGATATGCCCTCAGATCCCGACTTTCAAAGATTTGGTTCGATTGAAATCACAGACTATTTCGTTGACGAAGTTGCGGAAGTTTCAAAGCGTTGTATTGACATTCTTCAGTCGCGTGTTCGTTACAAATTAATCAATGACAGAGCAAAAGGTTTAATGACTTGCAACCCTGCGAAGGGGTGGTTGTATAATGACTTTTACTACGCTAATCTCAAAGGCAATTTAAGAAACGATCGCGCGTTTGTTCAAGCGTTACCAACTGACAATCCATATA